CCCCCAGCACCGCCTGGCAGGACCTCGCGAACACGCTGGCCCGGGAGATGCTCGAGGACCACGGCCCGCTCGGTGCCCGCTACGCTACCTACACTCTCGCCGCGTTCCGTGACGCCCACGAAGCGTTGGTTGCCGACGTCACCCACCGCCACGATGCCGCACGTGGTGTCGCTGCCACCATGAGGATCGCCCTGCTGCCCCTCCACCCTCGTTGGTCACAGGCCATCCTCGACGGCACCAAGACCGTCGAGCTGCGCCGCCGACCCCTACGCGCTGACACCACACACATCGCGATCTACGAGACCGCACCCACCCAACGCATCGTCGCGATCGCAAGCATCAAGACCACCTCCCCCATGGGCGACTGGTATCCGCGCGGAGTTCAAGAACTCGCCGGCGGTGACGACGCGATCGCGTACATCAAAGACGCACCTAACCCCGTGGCCCTGTGGCTCGAAGACGTGGCCGAATGCGACGTGACACTCGCCCAGATCGGGATCCGTCGCGCCCCCCAGTCCGTCCAATACCTAGACACCCACCACGCGGCACTGCTGCTCTTCGACGTCGACGCACTCCTCGAGACCACCGAGCAGGTAGCAGCATGAGACGCCCACCCAACACCGCGCTCGCGACCACCGACTGCCATGGCTGCGGTGCAACCATCGCGAAGTCACTCGCTAGCGAGCCGTGCCCCAAGGTGCGCGAGACCGCAAAGAACACCGATGCACTCGTGGAGACGTTCAGTCGGTCTTTCTCGCGCGCCGTCGACCAGTGGATCAGCGACCACGGACTCGAGGTGGAGTCACGATGACTACCATCTACCTGTCGGGACCGATGACGGGCCTGCCCGACAACAACTACCCCGCTTTCAACGCCGCCGCCGAGCAGCTGCGCGACCGCGGCTTCGAAGTCGTCAACCCCGCTGAAGCCCCCACGTGCGACACCTGGGTCGAGTACATGCGCCATGACCTCGTCGAACTCATCCAACACGCCGACGCACTGGTGTACCTCGACGGGTGGGAGAACTCAAAGGGCGCCGGCATCGAGATCTACCTTGCCAACGCACTAGGGATCCACTGCATCGCACTCACCACAGTGCTCGCCCACGCACTGCACCCCTGGCAAGTTCGAGTCCTCAAGCACTCAGCACTCACAGCAAAGGCCGTCGACTTGGCCATCACAAACACACTCATCTTCAAAACCATCCACACCCACACACCAGCGCTCGCGGACACGGTGAAGGTGCCCGTGCTCAACGTCCCCATGCGCGACGACCAGAAGGACCGATCATGACCAAGCTCTCTGGCTCACTGCCCAAGGAAGACCGCAACGGCATCGGCCACCTGGTCGGCCAGTTCGTCGAGGATCCAACCCGTCGTCACGTCTTGATCGCGGTTGTCGATACAGCGAAGGTCACCCAGAACGTCGACACGGGCGACGAGGAGCCCACCTTGCGCATCCTTCGCGTCGAGCAGATCCGTCCCGAGGACGCCGCCAGCGGTGAGCGGCTCATGCGCCGTGCCATGCAGGAGCGCACGGGCCAGAGCACCCTGGCCCTCTACCTCGCCGACGAGATCAGCGCGATCTTCCAAGAGGCGTCCCTGGATCGTCGCACTGGCGAGACGCACATCACGCTCGTGAAACCAGATGTTGACGCGTCGGACGGTGACTCATGAGTGACATCAAGGCACACAGCATGGCCCGGTTCTGGCACGTCGTGGGGGTCGACGGCGCTCGCTTGACCGGCACGTTCATTGTGATGGCCTCACCTCGACGTTCTGGCGAGTTCCTCGTCTATCCCCACGACGTCACGGTCTGGGATGAGGCCCGCAACGGTGGGCGCATCCTCTACCGCAATGACTTCACCGCATGGGTCCGCGACGGGGACGTGGACGTCCCGAAGCACATGGTCAACGGCGACAAATTGGCCGAACTCGAAGAGGTGTGGAACATCTTCATCGAGGTGATCCGCGCCGTCGCGACCATCGCGGCCCAACACATCCCAGTTGACGAACAAGCCATCGAGAAGGGCAACCAATGACCAACCGAGAAAAGCCGCCGGCCGTGCTGCCCGCCGCGGGGCGTCTCCGCATCGAGCCTCGTCGCGTTGGCTGGTTGGTGAGCGCGACCGTCGGCCTGCGCGGCCATAGCAAGAGCGTGTTGGGGAGTCAGGCTCGAGCCGAGCGCATCGGACGCAGCATGGTGAACTTCCTCCTCGAGGAGCAGCGACGTCGCCGTGCAGTCACCGAGATCGACCTAGAGGAGAAGTCATGATCCGCATGTGCCCGGAGTGCCGGGACGGCAAGCACCACCTGTGTGCGGGCTTCGCCTTTGACGAAAACGACCAGCGAGTCTCGTGCCCGTGCCGTCGCTGCCACCCGCCGGCGCCCATCAAGTGCACCAGCTGCGGTGGTCTCGTCAACCCCTACACGGCCGAGTGCGCCGGTTGCTCCGACTAGACAGAACAGGAATCGACTGTGAGCTTTGTCCGCGTTGGCGACACTTTCGCCTACGACCCCCGCACGCTGTACCCGCTCGAGCTCGACGACGGCGACATCCGCCACGTCAATGAGGTCGCGGGCTTCTCTGTGCGCCTGGCTGGCGAGTCGGGGGGTAAGGAGCACGACGACACCGACCGCCGTGTCACGCGGTCAATGGTGCTGCAGATGGCCGGGTCCAAGCAGTACGCGGACTGGCTCATGGAGCGCCTTGTGGCCGCCAAAGTGTGGGTGCCGGACGGCACGGGGTATTGCCTCGTCAACGACCCGAACTACATCCACCTGCTGCTGCAGGACGAGATCGATCGTAACCGAATCCGCAAGCGTGACGCGAAGAACCCTCGCCTCACGATCATGGCGTTGCTCCGCGACGGCGACAACTGTCGTTCGTGTGGGCGCACAGTGAACTGGTCGGATCGCAAGAGCCCCGCCGGCGGCACCTGGGAGCACATCGACATCGGCCAACAGCCCACGAGGCAGCAGGAGTACGTCGTGTACTGCTTCGGTTGCCAGAACGACCCCATGGCTGAAGCGACCGAAGCGCCACGCGCCCCTCAGTACGGCACTAAGACCAAGGCCCACGTCAAGAAGGCTCTCGGCAAGTGGCCCACTAAGAACGAGATCATCGAGTACATCAACGGTCAGCGGACCTTGCCGGGTACCGCGACCAGCCGCCAGCGGACCGAGACGGAGGACGCGACCCCCACGGGCCAGCGGACCGCCTCGGAGCACGCGACGACTGGCCAGCGACCCGGCAAGGCGAACGCGACCCCACCACCGCCAGACCCCCCTCCTAGGGGCTCTGACGGCGTATCTGGCGCCGATCAAATGATTCGGGGTCTCCCCGATCTGGCGCCCCCGGGTCGGGACGGGACGGGTAGTGCCTTACCTGGTCTTGCCGGTACGGGTCTGGCTGGGCCCGTGCCTGGACGTCCGCCACGCTCTAGGTCTCGCCGTGGCAAGCCCAAGTCACCCGCCGATGCTGGGGAAGGGTCATGATGCCTAAGCCCGCTACGCCTCAGCACCCTGAGGTTGTTGAGCTTGACGAGTACGACCGTCTGCGGAAGGTGTCGCAGATCCGGCATCGGCTCTCTCAGTTTGTGAACGCGTTCGAGACGACGGAGCCGTGGTGGAGGTTCGATGCTGTGGTTGACCGGTGGGAGGATGCGCCCCGTGGTTGGCACACGGTGCAGATGCCGCCGCTGCTGGAGCAAGTCCGCCTCGCCTCAGAGGGTACAAACGGTGCATCGAACTCGACGGGTGGTTATGAGTCGCGGCCGGCGGCTGCCTTGGATGCGATCGACGTGGAGATCCGTATCGAGGTGCAGTGTGCGACGTTCCTCCGGGGCACGGGCAAGGCGCAGCACGGTGGGCTCGAGGCGAACCTGCGTCTGATGTCGGCGCGTATGCCGACGCTGACGGACAAGGAGATCGCTGAGGCGCAGAAGCTGGTGCGCACCTGGTGGGTGGCAGCGAAGATCGTGGCTGGCCTGGAGGAGCGACCCCAGACCCCACACATCCACTGCCCACTGTGCGACCACGTCGACACTATCCGTGTGCGCCTCGACACCACCTCCGTCACGGGCATCGCGTGGTGCAAGGACTGTGGTGAGGCGTGGGATGAGGAGAACATCGGGCTGCTGATCGCTGAGATCGAGCGACGCAGGGAACTCGAGGAGGCGGAGTCCGACACGCCGGACCCTGCACCCCTGGACGATGACACCGATTCAGGCGTACCATTGTGACTGCTGGGTGAGGTGTCTCTAGACGCTTCCCCCGCTAAGGCCCGATCACCTGGTGTTCGGGCCTTTCGCATGTCCGGCGTCTTGCAGGGTGACGGGCGTGTGTGGCTGGTCGCGCGTGATGGGAGACGTCCGCGCCGGGAGTACCACTGCAGGTGGGGTGTCCAGCGGCCAGGGCCCACCACCTGCACACGCGGAGGTTCACCATGCCTGCCGCCCGCAAGTCCCAGGAGTACCTCCGCAACCGGCAGTTCATCCTGGCCCCGCGCCCGCTGTGCGCCCTGTGCTTCAAGACCATGCTCTTCGCGGATGACTTCGCGGAGGACCAACGCGACCGATGGTGGTTGCACCCACGGGCCGCCACTGCCGACCACATCATCATGGTGGTCGAGGGTGGCAGCGATGCCCTGTCGAACCTCCGCCCGGCACACCGGTCGTGCAACTCGAAGCGCAACCGCCGCCACCACAACGTGGTCAAGCCACTGCGCGAGCAGCTCTTCGGCCGGCCACGGATGAACGCCCTCGACCGGTGACCCCGGCATCGGCGCCGCGCTTTTAGCGGATGCCAGGACCGCGGGATCGCCCAATGTTCATTTTTCTGTCTGCTTACAAAAGCCCTGGTAACCGGATTACACGTGATCGGAGGATGACATGGCGAAGCCCTCTGGCCGGCGCCGGTCACCCTCAGACAAGACCACACCGAAGGCCAAGGCCGCGGCGAAGCCTCGAGCCAAGAAAGAGGCCAAGCCTCGCATCGTCATCCGCACCCGGCACGACATCCTCGGTCTCGAGCCTGGGCTCCCCGGGTATCGACGTGGCTGCAAGTGTGACCCGTGCCGGGGGGCGAACACGGCACGCATGCGCGCCTACCGCGCCTCGAAGAAGGCAGTCGTCGACGTGCCCGACGAGGTGCAGCTGCCGGCCACGCCCGAAGCGCCGGCCGCGATGGTACTGCTCAAGAACCTCGAGGTCGGTGAGATCTCGAAGGCACTCATCGAGGACCTGCCGGCAGTCGACGGCTCCTACGTGTTTCAGCGCACCGTCTCTGCGATGGCACGCCAGGCAGCCCTCATCCTCGACAACGCCGACCAGATCGATCGGCTCGACCTGATCTCCACGATGCAGATCCGCATCCTCGACGCACTGAAGCGACTCGAGCCACCACGCGCCAACCCGGTGCCTGGCGCCCAGGGTCCAAGCATTGAGGACATCGTCAACGCCATCACCGGCAACGGAGACGCCGAAGGTGCCGGCTAAGCTCCCTTACCTGCCGGCACCACAGTGGGGGACACCCCGCAACCCCCAACGGGACACTCTGGGTCCGCAGGTAGCACGTGTCGCGAAGCTCCTCGGCTGGGACCTCATGCCTTGGCAGCGCCTAGTCCTCGACGTCGGGTGCGAGATCGACCCCGCCAGCGGCAACTTCTGGTACCGCGACGTGCGCTCCTTGGTGCCTCGCCAGTCGGGCAAGACCACCATCATGGTCTCGAAGAGCACGCACCGGGCTATCACGGAGCCGCGCTCGCGGACGCTGTACACCGCGCAGGACCGCAACAAGGCGCTCGAGCGCCTTGAGGAGAACTTCTACTCGGTGATCCTCGAGCGGTTGCGCCCGGTCCTGCAGCCTGGTGCGAACCGGCTCAAGCCGGGGTGGGTGGCCCGCACGGGCGCCGAGCGGATCCGCTTCGCCACCCAGTCGACGGTGCTCATCGACGCGGTCAAGAAGTCGTCATCGCACGGTGGCACGCTCGACGAGTGGCACGCCGATGAGGTCTTCGCGCACGCCGACGGCACGGCAGCACAGAACGTGCGGCCAACGATGATCACTCGACCGGGTGCGCAGATCTGGACCTTCTCAGCTGCCGGCAACAAGACCGAGTCTGGCTTCTGGTATCCGATGGTGCTGGACGGTCGCGCGATCATCGAGGCCGGCGTGGAGTCCCGCATCGCGTACTTCGAGTGGTCGGATCCAGACCCCGAAGCCGATCGCCAGGACGACACCCGGTGGCCGTTGTTCATGCCGGCACTGGGGTACACCATCCGCAGTGACGATGTCCGCACCGAGCTGGACGCGAACCGCACCAACCTCGAAGAGTTCGACCGGCCCTATCGTGGAATCTGGTCTGGTGGTCAGAAGGTCGACCCCGTCATCCCGGTACTCGCGTACCGAGAGTGCGCCTGGGATGCACCGTCCTCACCGATCGACTTCGACGTGCCGCCCGTATGGTCAGTGGACATTGCCCCGGATCACGAGTACTCCTCGATCGGAGTGGCTGGCCAGTCGGTCGATCCGTCACGCCGCATCGCGTTCTCTTTGGTCGCTCACGAACTCGGCACAGGCTGGGTAGTCGACCACCTCGAGCAGCTGCGTGAAGATCGCGGTGGCAACACCGTAGTGCTGGCCGGCACCGGTGCCGCAATGGCGCTGAAGCGGGACCTCGAAGAGGCGGACTTCGACGTCGTAGTCCTCGGATCCCGCGACGTCGCCGCAGCGTGCGGTGGTCTCTTCGCGGATGTCGTCAACCGCAAAGCGTGGTTCGTCGACGACGCCGACCAGAACGAAGCGTTCGCGGGTGTCGCTAAACGGACCTACGGCAACGGCTTCATCTGGTTCCGCGGCCGCGGAATGGGCGACATATCGCCGTGCTACGCCGTCACACTTGCCCGCCATCAATGGCTCGAAGACCCCCCCAGTGGTCAGAGTCCCGCCGAAACTGTCCTCTAGGAGGCTTGCTGATGCTCAAGAAATCAAACCTCGGCACCGTGATCACCCTCATCGGAGTCGCTGCCGTGACCGCCGGCGCCGTGCTGATAGCGATCCCGCTCGGCTTCATCGTCGGTGGCGCGTCCTTCGCGTACATCGGCTACAGGATGGGTGGCTAACCGTGGGGTTCCTCTTCCCCCAGCGCCGCATCTCAGGAGCCGATGCGGGCATCCCGACGCGCCGCGGCAGCTCTTCTGGTGGGCAGGTCTCCACCGTCGCCGCCATGCGGACGTCCGCAGTGTGGGCAGCGCTTCGACTGCGCGCTTCATTGGAGTCCACACTCCCCGTCGACTGCTACACCCGGTACACCGGCTCGGGACTGCAGGTGCCGACGACCGTCCCCGAAGTTCTCGTCACGCCGGACACGTGGGGCGAAGGCCAACCGATGGACATCGTCGAGTGGCTCTACGCCACACGCCTCGATCTGGACCGGTACGGCAACGCGTTCGGTATCATCACAGCGCGCGACGGCAACGGGCTACCTCGCGAGATTCACCTGGTGGCCGCCGAAGACGTCTCGGTGGTGGGCAAGGGCTCCCGAATTGACGAGTACCGCGTCAAGAACAAGAGCTACAACCCAGCCGAGATCTGGCATGAGCGCCAGTACACCGAGGCCGGTTCACCGTTGGGTCTGTCCCCGATCGCGTTCGCGGCACGCACCATCAGCACCTACGCCTCCGCTTTGCAGTTCACCCTCGACTGGTTCGACCGTGGTGCGACGCCGAGCATGATCATGAGGAGCACCACCCGCGAGTTGAACGCGACCGATGCGGCACTGGTGCAGCGACGTGTTGCTGCGTCAATGCAGAACGGTGAGCCGGCAGTCGTGGGCAAAGAGTGGGCCATCGACGTCCAAGGTGCCCGCGCCAAGGACGTCGGCTTCCTCGACCTCATGGACCACACCGTCGTCGACGTTGCCCGCTTCTTCGACGTACCCGCGGACATGATCGATGGCGCCGTGTCGGGCCAGTCGATCACCTACGCGAACATCAGCCAACGCAACCTGCAGTTCCTCATCATGCACTTTGGTCCTGCGATCGTCCGCCGCGAGAAGGCACTGTCCCGTGTGGTGCCTGGGCGCGGGTTCGTGAAGCTCAACACCGATGGCCTGCTACGCCTCGACCCCGACACCCGACGCAAGTTACTCATCCTCGAAGTGGGTGCTGGCCTCAAGACCGTCAACGAGGCACGCGAACTGGAGAACCTCCCACCACTCGAGATGGGGGAGTCCGGACTGTCAGAGGACGATCGGGCTTCGAATATCGCGAGGATCCTCCAGCAGGGCTACCTCGCCGTCGGCAAGGGCATCACCTCCGACGAACTCCGCGCACTCGCAAACCGCATCGGCGCAGGACTACCGGTACCTGGACCGGACTTCACGCCTAACGAAGGAGCACCATGACCACCGCTCAGCTGCAGCGCCGCGCCGACGCGGCCACCAAGCGCTCACTCGAAGTCCGCACGCTTGCGGACCGACCCTCGCAGCGACGATGCTCCGAAGCGCCCACGGCACCAGCCCGGGTCTCGGCACGCATCACGCAGCTGCGCGTCACCGACACGGCCGCCGACGGCACCGTCGAGTTCGACGGCTACGCGTCAATCACCGACACCGCATACGAGATGTGGGACTGGTACGGCCCCTACGACGAAGTGGTCGACGCCAGCGCGTTCTCCAAGACGCTCGCGAAGTCTGACCTCGATGTGCCCTTCGTTGTCGGCCACGACCAGATCCGTCGCATGGCCCGCACCACCACCGAGGACCTCACCCTCGAGGAGGACACATCCGGCCTCCGCGTGCGAGCGACACTGCAGATGTCCGACCCTGACGTCGCTTACATCGTCCCCAAGCTGCGCGCCGGCCTCATCGACGAGATGTCGTTCGCGTTCCGCATCGTCCGCGGCCAGTGGTCCCCAGACTACCTGCAGTACAACATCCAAGAGGTAGACCTCCACCGCGGTGACGTCGCCATCGTCGGCTACGGTGCCAACCCGTTCACCGCCGGCTCTGGTCTCGCATCTGACCAGACCGAAGAAGGCCGCGAGCCCGCGCTCGCAGCCACCCTCAAGCGTGGTGTCGACCTCATCTCTGAGGCCGACATCGCTCCGCGCCGCGCATAGCGACGCACCCAGTAAGACCGCACGACCGCGCCGCCGCGCATCCGCCTGGCGTCCTGGCTGTCTGGCAGGGATTCACACCCCACCACCACATCCGAAAGGACCCCCATCATGGATCCCAAGCAGATTCTGGCGAAGTTGCGCAACGACGTCGCCGCCAAGTACAAGGAGCGTTCCGACTCCGTCACGAAGCTCAAGGAGCTGCGTGGTCAGGACGCCCCGGACGCCGACCAGGTTGAGGCTCAACTCTCGACCAAGCGCGCCATCGACGACGAGATCGAAAGCATGGAGTCCCGCGCTGCGGACCTCAGTGCCGAGATCGCGGCCGACTCTGCAGCAGCAGAGCGCGCACAGGAAACCACGGCCGGCGCTGACCTGCCGAACGAAGAGCGCGAGCCTTCGACCACGACCACGGTCCTGCGCGAGGAGTCCATCTATCGCGCAGACAAGGACCCCAAGGGCAAGGAGTTCATGCGCGACCTGACGCAGTCGTTTCTCGGCAACACCGAGGCACGATCGCGACTCGAACGGTCGACGAAGCAGGTTCTCGACGCCCGCAGCGCGGCCGGCAACCCGGTCTCCCAGCGCATCGCGGGCACCGCCAACGTGTCCGGGTTCGCTGTCCCGGAGTACCTGACGGACCTCTTCGCTCCCGAGGCGAAGGAGGGCGCGCAGCTCGCCAACTCCGACAACATGACGGTGCACGACTTGCCCGAGTCGGGACTGGTGGCCTACATCCCGAAGACGTCGACGGGCACCACCGTCGACGAGCAGGCATCGGAAGGTGCCACCGTCGAGGAGACGGACTTCGATGACGCGCTCATCAGTGTCCCGATCTTCACCATCGCGGGATCCCAGTCGGCACCACGCCAGGTGCTCGACCGTGCACCCCAGGCCGTGGACACGATGCTCGAGGACCTGATCCGTGAGTACTACACGGACCTGGACCGCAAGGCCATCAACCGGGCATCGACCGGTCTGATCGCTGCGGGCACCGCGTTGGCCTACACCGACGCCTCACCCACCGCGGTGGAGCTCTACGGCAAGATCCTCGGCGGGATCTCCGCTGTGGAGGATGCACTCAAGGACCAGGCCGTGGATGACAACATCCGCGTGCTCATGCGCCGCAACCGGTGGCGCTGGCTTCAGAACCAGTTCATCGACACCCACCCCTTCATCGCCGGCCGCAACACCGGCGCGATGGGCCAGGGTGTCGCGACTGGTGCGCTCAAGGGTGTCCGCGGCTACCTGCCGTCGGATGACCCGGTCGTCACCGACGGCAACATCCCCTCGAACCTGGGAACGGGAACGAACGAGGACGTCGTCGCGGTCTACGCCAAGAACGAGGCACACCTGTGGCTCGACCCCTCGGCGCCGATGATGATCCGTGCAGAGCAGACGCAGTCTAAGAAGTTGACTGTCGACTTCGTGGTCTACGGCTACGCGGCCACCTGCTTCACCCGGTACGCCGGCGCCGTGCGCGTCATCGGTGGCACTGGTCTCGTCACGCCGACGTTCTAGTCGGTCATCGGGTGGCCCCGCGTGACACACGCGGGGCCACCCTCCCTCCACCAGCAGTTAAACAGTGAGGAAAATCATGTCGGAAACCAAGAGCACCAAGAGCACCAAGAGCACCGCGCCGGCCGAGGACCCGAAGCCTGCAGCGACGAACGCAGCGACGAACGCCGCGGCGGCCGCCGCGCCGGCCGCCGCAGCAGCCACGGCTCCCACGCCAGCACCACCGGCGGACGCAGAGTCGAAGCCCAAGGAGTCGAAGGCTGCGACGGCCGCCAAGCGGTCGGCAGCGCAGAAACGCGCGGACGCTGAGAAGGGACAGAAGGGCCCCTCGGCAGCCGAGCAGATGATCGCAGCTCTCAACACCGAACGCGACGGATACGTCCGGCGTGGCCTCGACGCGCGTGTCAAGCAGGTCGACACGCAGATCAATCTCCTAAAGAAGTCCTAGCCACCCTGTGGCAGCTACACCCCACGTCCGTGCGAACAACTGAGTAGGTGGTGAACCGTGAGTGATGTCGTCAACTATGTAGACGCTCCGGCACGCGTGGCGTGGACGGGTCCAGACTCGGAGACGGCGTCACTCACGGTCACCAAGCCGGACGGCACCACGCTGGCCCCGGCACTGATCGTCACGGACGCCAGCGCAGCGCACACGGCCACACTGACGCCGACCCTGCCCGGACGCTATGTGTTGCGCTGGATCACCGCGACGGAGACGTTCGTGGACATCCTGGACGTGTGGCCCACGGACCCGCGCTTCCTCGTGTCACGCGAGCGTGCCATGGAGAGGCTGCAGCAACGCAACAACAAAGCGGGCGACAAGTTCGACGCGATCATGCTGTACATCGCGGCCGCGTCCGCCGTCGTGGAGTGGCACACCGGCCCGCTGTTCACGACCCAGGAGACCTGGGTCGAGGTGAGCATGTACGGCCAACCGGCCATCGTCCTCCCTCACCAGGACGTGACGGACGTGGTGCTCCAGATCGACGGTTCGTTGATCTCTGAGTCCGCATACACAGTGGACGATCCGGCCGGCATCATCCACGCCTACGTACCGCGCGGGTCCAAGGTGTCCGTCACCTACAATGTGGGTGGGACGGTCATCCCCGTGGCCGCCCAGATGGCATGCCTGGAGATCATCGCCCACTCGTGGCAGCAGACCCGCCAGTCGGCGACGCCGGTCACGGATGACGGCATGCAGACCGTCGTCACGTCAATGGGTTACGCGATCCCCAAGCGGGCCCTCGAGTGGCTCCAGACCTTGCCCCGGGTTGCAGGCGCAGCGTGAGCCCCGCAACGAATCCCATCGACGCCGGCGTCGCGTTCCGTGCCGCAATGTTCGCCGCCGCGAAAGCTATCTTCGCGGATGAGGATTACATCTACGTCACCCGCACAGTGATCGCTGAAGCCGCCGAGGACATCGTGCTCATCGGTGAGCTCGCCGGGATCCGCGAGGACGCCCCGAACTCCGCATCGCAACGCACCCAGGACTGGGACCTGTCCCTCGACATCTCCACCTACGCAGTCCGCGCCGGCTCCGTCGACGTCGAACAGGACGCCGATGCTGACGCCTTCGCAGCCGCGGCCAGTTACCTCTCCCGTATTGCCGAGCACGTCCGCCGCTCTGCACCCAACGGAGACACGACCCTCGGAGGCATAGCCATGTGGTGCCGCCTCGAGTCATTCCAAGCAATCCCCGGACGCGCACAGGCCGACAGCGGCGTGGGCCGCATGTGGGAGTTCTCAGGCACATTCGTCGCGCGATCGCGCGTCACCGGCTAGGAGGCCATCATGATCAAGATTAAGAACACGTCACCGCTAGGCGCCCTCGACGTCCCCCTGCTCGGAGGCGTCATCAAGGCCGGAGCAACCGTCACCGTCACCAAGGACCAGGCCACCCGCCTGCTCCGCCAAAGCATCTGGACACCGGTAGGCAAAGAGGCGATCGCGCTCGCGAGGAAGTCCGACGTGGAGCCTCGGAATCCGGATGCGGCGGTGGTGGAAGGCCCCGGCGTCACCATCGGCGAGGACGGGATCCCCATCCTCTCCGCGACCACTGAGGAGGGCAACCAGCCCTCCACCACCAACGACGGCAGCGACCCCGCTCCGACAGCACAGGGAGAGTAGACCATGACCAACGTTCTCGATTCATCGATCGGCATCAAGGAAGAGTCCACCTTCGGCACTGCGGTCACCGTTGACAGGTTCCCGGAGTTCATCGGGGAGAGCCTGGACTTCAAGAACACGTATGTCCAATCGGCAGGCCAGCGGGTGGGTACTCGCATGGCGCGTGCCGCGGGCCGTGTCCTGGAGAAGGTCGACGCCGGCGGACAGATCCAGCTGGAAGCGTGCACGAGCGGCCTCGGTCTGTGGATCGACGCCGCGCTGGGCACCTCCACGGTTACCGAGACCACCGACACGGGGGTACATCTCCAAGTGCACACGCCCACGAGCACGGGACCGGCAAAGTCGTTCACGCTGCAGAAGGGACTGCCCCCTGTGGGTGGCGGCTCGGTGCAGGCATACACGTTCCCCGGGTCCGTGTGTGACTCGATCGAGATCGACTTCTCCAGTGCGATAGTCAAGCTCGTCACGGACTGGCTCTCACGTGAGGTTGTCACGACGGAGCCCTACGCGTCACCCTCGTATGCGGCGGGTGCGGAACCGCTGACATTTGTTGGTGGCGAGGTGTACATCGGCGCGACAGTGACCAAGCCGACCGCCACGACGCCGGCCTCCACGGCCGGCGACCCGGTCGCGTTCGTTAAGGGTGGCAAGGTCAAGGTGGCGAACAACCTCGACAACGAGGGCTACCACCTGGGCAGTGCGGGCAAGCGGGGTCGCACGGGCGAGCAGGGCATGCTCGACGTCACGGGTTCGCTTGACATTGAGCTGCAGGGCACCACCATGCGCGACGCCCTGCTGAACCAGGAGCGGCTGTCGTTGCTCCTCACGTTCGAGCACCCGTCGACAATCGGTGCTTCGTCGAAGCCGATGCTGCAGGTATACATCCCGATCATCGTGTTCAACGACTCACTGCCCCAGGACAACGGCGGCAAGCCCGTCGTGACCACCATGAACTTCGTGGGGTTGGACTCGCTGGCCGCGTCGACGGCGCCGGTGTACATCTGCTACCAGTCGACCGACGTCGCAGTCTAGGAGCCTGTCGTGGCTGGTGCGTCCTCGGATCAGACGTTCGAGGTACGCACCAACCTGCGCCCCCTGCTTGAGGACCTCAAGCAGATCAACCCGAAGTTGGCGACGGGCACCCGCCGTGCGCTTCGTGAGGCTGGTGACTCGATCATCGCCCGGCAGCGGGCGATCCTTGCGAGTGTCCCGGTCGGTGGTGTGGTGTCCAAGACCACGTATACCAAGTCCATGGCGAACCGCCGTGGCGGTGTCCGCTCTGGTGCCAACAAGAACAAGTTGGCCGGCGCCCGCATCATCTCGATCGAGTCGCAGGCGTCAGCCCGCGGCTACCACACGGGTCTGCGGGAGCAGGCCGCCGCGAATCTCACGACGCGGGTGACGACGCCTCGGAGTGGCCGTGGCGCATCGGTGCGTGTCGCATCGGCTAAGCCCTCGTGGATCAACAAGGCGTTGAACTCGAAGAAGTGGCGTCACCCCACGTTCGGGCACGCGCCTTATGTGGAGCAGGCCGGTAACCAGTACTTCTCTACAGGCGTCAAGTCCGGCATTGTTGAGGCCCGCGAGGCCATCATGCAGGTCGTTGAAGACGCCGCAAAGCTCATCAAATCCCATCCCCTCGAATAGACGCGGAGACACCATGCGCTACCACTTCACCCCTCAAGACACCTCACTTCCATGGTCGGACGCGAAGGTCACTATCGTTGCCCCGTTGGGCATGCCGATGGATGCCCTCGGGGAAGCACTCCGTCAACTGAAGTGGCGGCTCTCCGACCTGCAGGGGTTGGTGATGCGCGCCACCCTCGCATCGCTGGAGCAACGGGCCGAGCGCAATGGCGAGCCCTACGACGGACCGCCGTCAGAGATCACGGGAATGGATGAGATTCACAGCAACCAGTTGACAGTGTTCGCGTCGCTGCGCACGGCAGGGTTCCCGGTCACCTGGCGGCAGGTATGCGCGATGTCGATCACTGACTTTAGGGCTATCGCTGACGACGAAGCCGACCATGCAATGCTCGCCGAGCACGGAGCTGACGAACCGGAAGGCGACGACGGAGACCCTCAGGAGGCGTCGACGGATTCCGGTCAGGCCGTCGACGCCGCACCAGAGAACTAGACGTACCTGCTCCGTGGCCACCGGTCGCGCAAGAGGAATCAGTCGCTGTCTCCGTCTTGCGCCGGCTGCCCACGTTCGCTCGCACGTACCACCTGACGCCACACGACGTGTGGTCACTCACCCTGGAGCAGTTCCTCATCTTCTGCGAGGACCTCGACGCCCAAATGGCTGCACTCCACAACCGAACTGCATGACACCGAGGGGGTGAACGACAATGGCATCACGGTCCGCCAACATCACGTTTGACATCCTGGCGAAGGACAACGCGTCCAAGGTGTTCGACAAGATGACCGATAAGATCGACAACCAGGAGCGCGCCCTCAAGGGCCTGCGCATCGCTGGCACCGCCCAGTTCATAGCGCTCGCGGCCGCTGCCGGCTTCCTCGCAAAGAACTCGATCGACGCTGGCCGTGACCTTGTCGAGACCACCAACATGGCCTCCGTCGTCTTCGGCAACCAGGCCGACGAGATGATCACCTGGGCCGACACCGCCGATCGCACCGTGGGCCTGTCCAAGCAGGCCGCACTCGAGGCGACGGCCACGTTTGGCGACATGTTCACGCAGCTGCAGTTCTCTGGTGACGAGGCGGCATCACTGTCGCAGAGCACCGTGCAACTCGCCGCCGACCTCGGGTCGTTCCGCAACCTCCCCACCGAAGACGTACTGCTCCGCATCCAGGGCGCAATGCGTGGCGAGTACGACTCCCTCAAACTACTCATCCCTAACATCAGCGCCGCCCGTATTGAGAGCGAGGCGCTCGCGACCACGGGCAAGTCTGTGGCGTCTGAGCTCACCGCTCAGGAGAAGGTCGCGGCGACGCTTGCTGTGATCAACAAGGACGCGTCGAATGCGACGGGTGACTTTGCCCGCACGTCGGGCGATCTGGCCAACCAGCAGAAGATCGTCGCGGCCGCGTCGGAGAACATGACGGCTGAGCTTGGCGAGCAACTGCTGCCAGCCGTGCTCACTTTGACGAGTGCCGGGCTGTCCGCGTTGGACTGGATGGATGATCATCACGGTGCGACGGTGGCGATCGCGATCGCGGTGGGCACGCTCTCGGCTGCGATCGCTGTTGCAGCGAACTGGCAGGCAATCTCGACGACGGCCACGACTATTGCGGCGGGCGCGGAGTGGGCGTGGACTGCCGCGAAGACCGTGAGCAACACTGTTCTTGGTCGATCGATCCCACTCAAGACGGCCGACACCGTAGCGACGAATGCCGCGATCGCGGCATCAATCACCCTTACGGCCACTACAGCCGCGAACACGGCCATCACGGCGGCAAACACCGCTGCAAACAAAGCGAACACAACGAGCTTCAGCAAACTCGGCAAGGTGATCGGGCCCGTCGGTGCGGCGCTGGCCGTCATGGTGGCATCGTCAAAAATTCCAGAGTGGGGCACTGAGACGGTCGAGGGTGCGAGCGAAGTCACATCAGCGCTACTCGACATCGCTGAGGGCGCCGACATCACAAAGACGTCAATCGGCAAGATGATCGACCGAGGCGGCTTCAAAGACTGGTTTACGGGTAACGACGTCGACAGCCTTGAGCGCGCGTATGCGGTGCTTAAGGACACGTCTGTTGAAGACCAAATAGACAACGTGATCTCCTCCGTCGTGACGTTCGGTCAGGCAACCTCGACATCTCGCACCCAATCGGAGGAGCTCTTCGCCACCCTCGACGAGGGCCTGTCATCGCTCGTGCAGTCCGGTAACGCCGACGAGGCCGCGACGGCAATTGAGAACCTCGGGTTCAAATACGAGGACGTTAAGGACTTTCTGCCCGCCTACACAGATGCGCTCGCGGACGCGGAAAACCAGACTCGATTGGCGGCCGACTCTACAGACGAGCAGACGGACTCGACTGAGGAACTCACTGACGCTACGGAGGACGCGGGCGACAAGGTCAAGTCTTTCAATGACTTGCTCTCGGAACAGATCACCCTTCAGGCCGACATTGCGGGGGTGGCGCTCGACTCACGCGCGGCTCTGTCGAGCTATGAGCAGTCCGTGGATGACGCGACTGACGCGGTTAAGGAGAACGGTAGGACGCTCGATCTGAACACGCAGAAGGGGCGCGACAACGATGCAGCGTTGCGGGGCATCGCCGAGTCTGCACTGACCTTCCGTGACGCTCAGAACGATGCGGGCACGTCCGTCAAGGGCATGAATGAAGACATGAGCACCCAACGTGACGCGTTCATCAAGACCGCGACAAGGATGGGTGCCACGAAGAAGGAAGCCAATAAGCTCGCGGACGCCTACGGGTTGATCCCCACCAAGGTCGACACCACAATTGTGCTCAAGGGTTATGCCGACACCTACCAGTCGCTCAAAAGGATCCAGGACCAACTGCGCTCGACCACTGGCAACAAGAACCTTCGTATTGCGATGGGCACCCAGGGTGGCACGACGAAGTATGCCGGTGGCGGCCCGATCGTTGGACCCGGGACAGGTACATCTGATGATGTCCTCGTCTCGGCGTCCAACGGTGAGTTCATGCAGACGGCCGCGGCGCACAACTTCTGGGGCACAAACACGATGACGGCGATGAATAATATGGACGTCGCTGGGGTGTTCGCTGGCCTGTCGATGGGTTCGTTTGCGGGCGGTGGGCAACTCGGTGCGTCGTCATACTCAGGTGCCGCGATGGGCAGCCCATACCGGTCCAACGTGATGGCCGCTCCGGGCTCCGGTGCGATGCCTTCCACGGTGAACCTCACATTTGTGGATCGTGACGGTCAACTTATCGCGACGATGCAAGGTGTGGTCGATGCATCGCTGCAGGATCATGACAGCAACCGGGTATCGATGATGACGGCGGGGGCACGCTGATGGCTGTGGCGATTGTGGCATCGGTGTTGACGACGAGTGACCCGCGCCCGGTGCAGGTCGTGGCGTCGGGCATGAGCGACGGTGACGTGTTCACCGTGGTCGGGACTTACGGTGTGAGGTCGTGGCCTGTGCCGGGTGGCACGGGCACGTCCGACGGCACGTCGTTGGTGTTGGTCGATAACCGTGCCCCGTTCAATGGGGAGATCGTGTACACCGTCACGATCGGCGGTGTGGTGACCCAGGCGGACCCAGTCACTGTGGACTATGACGGTGACTGTGTGTTGCAGAACCTTGCCGGCACTCTGGTGGTGGGGTGTGCGGTGATCTCCACGGATGACGAGCGCACCTTCGAGGGCCGCGTCTCGGTGTTTGCTATCTCGGCGAGGTCGTCAATGTCGGGCCGCTTTGACGCTGGTCTCGCTCCGGCAGGCAAGTTGATCGTTGAGGTCGGTGGTGCGGACTCGCTCAAACTGGAGCAGTTGATCTTGGCTGGCGGTGCGGTGATTCGCCGTAACTCGGTCCGGGTGACTGACCGGGGGATCCCTCCGGTGGAGATCCTTGCCGTGTATTCGGGCACGGCGAAGCTGGTCGGTGCTGTGGGCACGCTACGCAACTGGGCGTTCCCGGTTCAGCAGCTGGGAGACCCGGAGCCTGGTGTGGCGTTGGTCGCGTTCGACCTCAACGACGTCAAGACTGCGTTCACGGGTGGTGACCTCGACGGCTTCAAGACGTTCTTCAGTAGCTACACGCTCGATGACTTGCGGGTGTACGACTGGGGTGTGCTGCTGTGAGGAGCGGTGCCCCAGACGAACTGCTCGCGGGCTTCGTGCAGTGGACTCCGCAGATGGCGTCGTGGAAGAACGGCACCCTGCTCGCTGATGACATCCCCATCGTGGGTGGCCGGATCACGTGGTCGCGGTCGCAGCGGGTCCCGGAGATCCTCACCGTTGAGGTTCCCCGTTTCGACGGTGGGACCGATTACCACCCGGGTCACGATCCGGACCATCCACTGGCGCGCTTTGGTCAGCAACTTGCGGTGAAGGTCACAGTGCGGTCGCAGCTCGCCAGCATGGACTATGAGACCCGACTTGGCATGTTCGCGATTCAAGACTCGAAGGACGCTGGCGACACCATCAGGGTCACCGCGAAGGGTGTCCTCCAGCCCGTGGATGACGCTCGCCTCATCGTCCCGCTTGCCCCACGTGTGGGCGGCACACTCAAGTCTGAGTTCCGGCGCCTCCTCCCTCCCGGTGTCATCGCCGGCTTCGACGCTGAGTTGGTTGATCGCCCCTGCCCACGATCTTTCGAGTGGGCTGAAGATCGCCTCGGCGCGTTGTACGACATCGCGAACGCGTGGCCTGCACGGATCCTTGCGGACGGCATCGGGCAGCTACTCGTGCTGCCGCCTCTGGCCGATGTTGCCACCCCGATCACCACGCTGCGTGACGGTGAAGGTGGCACCCTGGTCGGCAAGACTATGAGCGACACCCGGGAGGGTGCGTACAACGTGGTGGTGGCTAGATCGAGCGCGATCGACGACCCTCAGCAGGCACCCATCCAAGCGGTGTCGTCCACAACATCGGGGCCTATGGCTGTTGACGTTTACGGTGAGGTGCCGACCTTCTATTCGTCACCGCTGATCGGTAGCGTCGCTCAAGCCCAGAAGGCAGCAGACAAGCTCCGCGCATCGGCGCTTCGCCCCTCACGAACTATCCCCGTCGAGATCGTCCCAGACCCTCGACTCGAGCTCGACGACCCGGTCGCAGTGCTGTCCGACTACCTGCCGTCAACCCAATTGTGGCAGTTCCAGGAGCGTGGGTACATCGTCGGAATCGACATGCCCCTGACCGCTGATGGCAACCCAATGCGCGTAGACGTGGGTGTCGGATAATGCCAGCCTCACACCACTTCCAGCGCTCGCGACTTGATGTGGCGCGGGAGGTACAGGCGCTGCCGCGTGGTTTGGTGCGTGGCGCGGACCCGTCGATGGTGGTCAGCGGGGTGGTGGTCGAGGTCGACCGTGCCACGAACCGTGTGAAGGTCGCGATCAATGGTGGTGCTGGTTCGTGGATGAGTGCGCTGGCTGCGCGCTACATCGTGGGTCGCACCGTGTTTGTGGTGCGCAACCCGCTCCGTGGGGGCTCGGCTGAGTGGTGTGCGGGACCCGTGTTCCCGGTGTCGTATCCGGCGCGCACGTCGCTGATCCCTTCCGTAGTAAACACGTCGGCTCGTACTGCCACGGTCACGTATGAGGGTGTGGCGTATGTGCTGCCCTATGTGACGGGGCCGACCTACACGACGGCCGCCGCGACGTGGGTACTGGTGAATCCGTTTGATGGTGTCCCGTATCTGATCGCGGGTCTTGCGACAAACCCACCGGTCGATCCCGTGCCTACGGAGCCAGAGGACGTGGAAGATGTGCCGCCCCCTCCGCCGCCGCCACCGTCGACGGTGACGCGCACGGTAACGATCACCCCTTCGTGGTCGGGAACACATAGGTCGGGTTCGACGTGGGATCGCTGGAACACCAACCGTTACGGTGGCCGTTCCACCCTGTACCAGGGTGCCAGTTTCGGGTCGGGCACTCTCAAGGGTTTGGCAGCCTACGGCAACCAGATCAAGAACCTCAACGCGATCGAGATCACGTCGATGAAGCTGACGTTGCGTGGTGCGGGTTTGGCTCTCGGGTCCTACCCCAACATTGAGGTGCAAGGCTCCCCGCATGGGTCGAAGCCTGGCGGGTCGCCGTCGTCGTCGGGTTCCACGGTGACTGGGGATCCGGGCAAAACCGGCAAGGACGTGGTGACCATTCCAGGCGGCCTGTATACCGACTTCGCGGACGGCACCCTGAAGGGCATCTGCTTGGTCGGTTCGGGCTACAACGCGGTGCGGGGCACCTCGGCGGCGGATGGCATGGCACTCAAGATCACCTACACGACAGCGAATTAGGAGTTTGACATGGCGATAGATGCACGCAATCACATAGTGCCCACGGGTGGTAGCGCGGTCGATATTGAAGCGATCGTGAAGGCGCTCTCTCTGTCGGTCAACGACATCGTGCACGTCGCCGACAACACGGCCCGAGCGACGCTGGTGTCCGACCTCGCCGTCGCGGGCTACACCGTCAATGCCGACAATCCGCTGTATGTCCACAACAAGGGGCAGGCGGCGGGAAAGCAACTCCAGTCGACGGTGGACGGGTCGACATGGAACACGCACGTCGCCACAAGTGATACGGGCTGGTTTACCCCGGCTGGCTCGCCTGGGGGTTGGAACTCCAGCAACTCGGTGCGCGTCAAGGACGGCTGGGCGACCATCAACGTCAACCTCACGGCGGCCTCGATCCGGGCGGCGGGAACGATCACCGGCGTGATGAACGCAGACTCTCGTTGGGCGCATACGGTTTCTGGCGGCGTTTGGTTCTTGGTTAACGGCCCCGAAATCTACCGGGCAATTGTGAGTATTAACGGGGCTATTACGATTTATTTCGTAGACGCGAACGCAAGCGGTAACACGATCCGCGGCACCGTCACATACCCGGTCGGCTAACCACGACCACCAGCCCCGGCGTGAACGTTGGGGCCATCTCCTACACGGTGTGAGCAATTTAACGCCCCCTGCCGCCCCACATTCTTGCCCTACCCCCCAGTCCCCGATGCCGAGGAGGCCCTGACCGATGGATATCAATCTCGCCGCCGTCATCGTCACCGCCATTGTGACACTCGTGACAGCGCTCACCGGATCGTGGGCGGTGGCGAAATCATCGACCCGCAACACGCAACTCGCGGAGCGCGAGTCAGACCGGGCCCGCATCAAAGCGCTCGAGGACCGGGACGCCGAGTGGTCACGTCGGTGCGATGTGCTATGGGCCGCACGTGAGGCCGATGCTCGGATCAAACGCGAGCAGGGCGACCACATCGACGTTTTGGAGCACCACATCTGGCAGCAGATGCCACCGCCCCCACCGCCACGACCCACCGGCGTCTAATCCACCACCACACCAACCCGTCCGCACACGTGGCCGGGTCTCGACCCATGCCCTGGAGGAATAATGCCTGTCAAGATCGTGAATCAGATCACGTCGAAGAAGCGCTACTACCCGGGTGTGAATCCCTGCACCGGTGCGACCGCCCACATGACCGCGAACACCAACAAGGGCGCAGACGCGCAGGCTCACGCGAACCTTCAGTCCAGGGGCAACGTGCGCGTCGCGTCGTGGCACGTCACCATTGATGACGAGGCTGCGTTCCAGTCCTACATCGACTCGCGCCAGTGCTGGCACGCCGGCGACGGCCGCGGCCCCGGCAACACGTCGACGATCAGCTATGAGCTGTGCGTCAACTCCGACGGCAACTACGTGCAGATGATCTCCAATGCTGCAGAGCGGATCGCGATGGATGTCGTGGAGTACGGCTGGGAACGCTCCGACATCAAGCAGCACGAGGACTACTCCCCATGGGGCAAGGATTGCCCGCGTGAACTGCGTGGCAGCAAGGCAGACATCTCGTGGGAGGACTTCCTCGACATGATCTTTGCCTACGCTGGCGCGCACGACGTTCAGCCCAAGCCGAAGCCCAAGCCCGAGGAGCATGACAAGGTCGACGACTACTCCAAGCCCGATGGGTACTGGGGCACGGACACCATCATTGAGCTGCAGTCCGACCTGGGTACACCCGTCGACGGTGAGGTCTGGAACCAGTCCTCGCATTGGCTCGACGACAACCCCGCACTCACGTGGGGGTGGAAGGCCTCGACCTCCTCTAAGGGCTCCCCGCTGATCTACGCGCTGTACGACTTCCTCGTCAGCCAGGGGGTGAGCAAGTCGATCCTCGGTAAGCGTGACGGCAAGATCGGCCCCAACCACATCGAGGGCCTGCAGACGTGGCTTCACCGCACCGGCGACTACCGCGGCGCCATTGACGGCCGACTGGGTACCGGCAAGAACGGCAAGTCCACCACCGTCGAGGCGCTCCAGCGTGCCATCAACGACGGCAAGATCAAGAACTAGGGAGACACCATGCTCAAGGAGAAACTCACATCGACTACCTGGTGGAAGGCCGCGGCCGAACGCGCCCTCTCACAGGCCGCACAGTCCGTCCTCGCAGTCATCATCGTCACCAGCTTCGACGCCATCAACTGGGCGCTCGCGGCCGGCGTCGCCATCGGCGGTGCTATCTGGTCCCTCGTCGTCTCGCTAGCATCACTGCCCGAGACGGCCGGCACCAACGTCCCCTACTGGCAGGCCATGGCGTGGCGCATCGTCCGCACCTTCGCGATCGCGCTCGCGACCGCTATCTCTGCGGTGGCTGCCGCTGCGGCAGATGGGGTGTTCAACGCTCTCACGTTTGACTGGGCCAACACTTTGAGTGCGATTGGTTTGACGGTGTTCCTCGCGGTGGTGAAGTCGCTCGTGGCTGCCCCCGCGGAGTCGAAGATCCCTATCGAGTAGCACTGACCCAAGACTGAGCCCCGCTCTGTTCCGGACCCTCGCCGGAACAGAGCGGGGCTCTCTTGTCGCGCATCGACGATGACGTCGCGCCGGTGAGGGGGAGCAACTCTGACGTCGGCCACCGTGCTGCGCTAGGGTGGCCTCATGAAGCGCTTAGGGGTTGTCGTGGCAGTTGCACTACTGGTGGCGGGGTGCGGTTCGTCTGACGTGCCCAATTCGTCCGTGGCCTGGGACGACTATGACTCGACGCTCAAGTCGAAGATCGATGGGTATGCCGATGACTCGGACTGTGCCGCGCTGCAGGAGCAGTTTGATGTTGCCGATCAGAACAACGGCTCGACCCGTGAGCGCACCGGTCACGGCAACGTAGAGCTCATGGACTACATCAACGGGAAGCTGACTGACGCAGGCTGCTACAGCTAGTCCAGTCACTCTCGGTATTGCGCTATGCGATCCGGCGCTGGTGCAGGGCGATGATGGCGGCGCGCTTCGCGTGGTCGGGGGGCAGGGTGTAGCGCTGGGTGGTGGCCACGGACGCGTGGCCGAGCAGCTGCTGGATGGTGAGCAGGTCGGTGCCGATACCGAGCAGGTCTGTCGCGAAGGAGTGGCGCAGCTTGTGTAGGGTCCAGTCGCCGGGGAGTGCCCGGGTTGCGAGCTTGCCGACGTATTCACCGGACAGGTGTCCGTCGCGATCTCCAGGGAAAGCGAAGCCGCGGCCGGTGAGGCACGCTTCGCGGATGGCACGCGCGAGCGAGTCGTTCAGGGGGACGATGCGTTGCTTGCCGCCCTTGCCGTGCACGTTCAGTGAGTAGCCGGCGAGGTCGGGGATGAGGTCGCGCTCGTGGATCTTGGAGATCTCAGTGCGGCGTAGTCCCGCCTCTGCCGCGGTGCGCAGGATGAGGGTGGTGCGGGCATCGGACCGGGCGAGTGCCTCGAGGTACACCCCGTAGGGCACCGGCCGCGGGTGTGGTTCGGACGCCTTGATCCGGGGGAGTGCTTCTGCCGGAGAAGCGGTCACGTGCCCGGCGAGGATGCCCCACCGGTAGAACGCGAGCAGACTGTTGCGCACGCTGCGCCGTGTCTCGGCCGCCCACTCCTGTTGGCCGGTCCATGAGATCAAGTCGTTGGTGGTGATTTCCCACGGATCCTCCACACCAGAAATCCGGGCCAGCCGCGACAGATGATCCAGGCGCGTGCGAATAGTCGTAGAGGGGTGACCGGCAGCGCGAAGGTACGCAGTCCAGTTGGCCAACGTTGCCCCCCACGCCCCGGGAACGGGGCGGGCCATAGGCAAAATATAAACCCGTGCCAGGCCTTTCACGCCGACACCTCGCCGACCTGTGGACAACGCGGGAGGGTGGTCAGCTTCGAAATGATGGCGAGGTCAAGCAGTTCCTGCTTGCGCATGCGTGACGCTGAAGCGCTTGCTCTGGCGATAGTGACCGCAGCGACTGCCCCAAAGCGCTCGGCCTGGTCGAGGAGACGGTAAGCGGTGTAGTCCTCGATGTCTTGGACAATTGTGAGCGTCGGTGCGTTGAGTGCGTAGGTGATCGCGTCGAGGCAAAGCCTGTCCAGCAAGCGCGGGCTGCATTCTCCGGTGAGACTCATGCTGCGTCCCTCACGGTGCGGCCGCGTTGGATGCGTGTCACCGCAGTCTTCTTACGGCGGATCCCGTCGAGGTCGACAGGATGCACAGCCATGCTGGCGGCGCGCCTGGTGACGGTTGATCCGTGCTCACTGGCCACTAACCAGAAGGTTGGGGGTTCGAATCCCTCCGGGCGCACTCAACATCATGGCCACGGCCCCTTCCCATCGGGGAAGGGTTTTTGCTTTTGTGACCTTCACCGATGTGAAGTGCACGATCGGTTGTCGCTA